GGCGGGCGTGCCGGACATGGATGGCCCGGCATTTCGTGCCCGGCACCCAGTCCAAGAGCCCGTCGAGCGAACCCCAGTTCAGCTCGCCGACCGAAATGCCGTAAAAGCTGGCCCACAGCATCTTTTCGGTGACGAGGTCCCAGCCGATCCGCTCCAGCGTCTCGGTCAGCGCCTCGGCCGCCTGGACCGAGCGGGGATCGTCCTCGTCGCCGGGCAGCACGTCCCATTCGCGGCTGACCACCGCGCGGATACGCTGTTCCATGCAGGACTTGACCTGATCGTCCTTGCGGATGCGCTCGTACACGCCCCAGTCGACGACACCCCACAGCTTGCGGTCGAGCGGCTGTTGCAGTTCCTGGACGAACGGCCGCGTGATGTCGCGGCCGTCGCCGGTCGAGGCGATTTCGGTCGCCAGCCCGGCCGGAAGGGCAACGGTCTTGCCGCCGCCCCGCTTGTTCTTTTTCGCCATCACCAATCCCCCGCGCGGCCGAAGTCATCGCGCCGCCGGACCGTGCCGAAGCCGGTTTCCGTGTTCTCGAAATCGCCGCCCATCGACCGGGGCTGGCCAGCGGCATGGGTGTCGACCGGCTGGACATCCTCGTCCGCCGCGCCGACCAGATTCATGACCGCGATCGCATAGTCGCCGTGGCGCTTGCCCTTTGCGCCGTCCTCCTTGCTGGCGACGCGGTCAACGATCTTGGGGACGCCGCGCACCAGCTTCACCTGCCGCAGGTCGTCCTTGATGCCGTCGTCGCGCGGGATCAGGATCGTCCGATCCTCGAACCGCGCCTTCATGCGGGGCATCCGGGCGAGGTAGACGGCCTCGGTCGCCATCACGGCCTCGACCCGGTCGGCCCCGTATTTTTCCTGCATGTCTTCGGCGAGCTGTTGCCCGTTGCCGCGCGCATCCATCTTGCCCGCCGCCCACAACGGCAGCGTGTCGCAGAGCCAGCACAGGATCGCGAACTGCGCCCAGAACGGCACGTTGCGCATCTCCAGCCCCAGCCGGTTGTGCAGGACGCAGGCCGCGTCTTCCTGCCCGGCCGCGATCGTCGACAGGTCGTTGGTGCGCGCGAAATCCTGCCCCCAGAAGCTGGGGCGGTGCGGATCGAAGCGGGCGACATGCGGGGCCAGCTCGCGCTCGATCCATTCGGCCAGCCAGGCCTCGCGCCAGGCGCGAACCTCGGCCCGCAAATTGTCGCCGATCGGCGTGCCTGCCGTGTCGGGCGCGACCAGCAAGCCGCCCGCCGTGTCCCACGCCTTGCCCAGGGTCAGGCGCACGACGTGATGCTCGGTCGACATGCAGGCGTCGATCGTCGCGGCGGGCAAGTAGATGCCGGAGCCCTTCGCGGGGATCACGTCCAGTTCCTCGTCCGCGCCGTCCTGGTAGGTCTTGCGCAGATCGGCCTCCCAGGCGGCCTGGGCTGCCGGGGTCCAGGTCTTGCCGGTCCGCTGGCAGATGCGCTTGAACAGTCCCTCGTCGAGTGCGCGGGTGAGCGTCACGCGCTGGACGATCCCGGCGCGCTTGCCCGCGTTGATTTGCTCGATCAGCTCGGCAAAGGGGTTGTCCGCGCCGTCATGCGTGGAGATGACGACCACCCGGCCGCCCCACATCAACAGCGCCAGCGCCGCCTTCAGCACGCCCCAGAAGTCATCGTGGAAGGCCGCTTCGTCGATGATGACGATGCCCTGCATACCGCGCAGGCTGCGCGGCTTGGACGACAGGGCGACGATGGACTTGCCGGACGGGAAGTCGACCCGAAGCGACAGGATGCCGCGCTCCGATCCGTCGTCGAACAGGAACTCGTCGGGCTGGGTCGCGGCCTGGTTGAACGCCTTCGCGAAATCGGCGCAATAGCCGATGAATTCGCGCGTCATGTCCTTGTTGTACGCCAGGTAATAGACGTTCTGGGGCCGCTCGGCCGGGGACGCGGTCAGCACAGCGTCGGCGGCGAAGCCATAGGTCAGACCGGTACGCCGCGACTTTTCCGACACGAACAGCGGATGTGCGCGGCTCAGCTCGATCGCCTCGACCTGATAGGGCAGCAGGACAGAGGTCGTCACGCCGCGAACCCGAGAATGCTGGTCCGGATCGCGGCCAGCGTCGCCTCGCTGGCGCCCGCCGCCCGGCCCGCCTCGGTCGCGTCGGCCGCCGCGCGTTCGCGGGTGCGGCGCGCCTCTTCCTCGCGAATTTTTGCCTCGCGCTCGATGTCGATCTTGGACGAGCTGGTCACGTCCTTGACCGCCTTGGCCAGCCGCGACAGCCCCAGCGTGTCGATGCCGCCGCCTTCCTCGTCGTCACCGCCCGCATCGTCGGCGGCGCTGGCGATCGGGATGATGGCGCGCGTCATGACGCTGGTCATGAGCTGGTTCATCATGCGGACCTGATTGTCGCCGGACGATCCGAACTCATTGCCGAACGCCGCCGCGATGCTCTGCACCCGCCGCTGTTGCGTCGCCAGCTCGGCAAAGCCCTTGGCATAGCGGCCCACGGCCGAGCGCGACCGCTCGGTCCCCAGGTCGCGCAGCAGGCCGCAAATGTCGTCGATCGTCTCGCCGCGCCCGATCGCGTCATGGACGGCGTCCAGGACCTGGGGCGGCAGGCTTTTCAGGGACGAACGCCCGGCCATCAGCGCGCCGTCCCGACTTTGCGGCGGGCCGCGTGGCGGTGGACGCCGTCGTAAAAGAAATGGCCGTTCGCCACGTCCTCGCCATCGGGCAGGATTTGCGCGAGCAGGAACGGCTCGACCTCTTCGACCGAAATCAGACCGGTGGCGGCCAGCCAGCGCAATTGATCGACGACCGTCCGGCGCGCGACCGGGTGGCCACGCTGTTTCAGCAAGAGGGTCAGCGTGTCATCGGATTGCTCGCCACCGATCTCGGCCATGAAGTCCAGGATGGCGCGGCGGACGACCGCGTTCAGGGCGTCGCTCACCGCCTGACCCCTTCGGTCAGGAGCGCGCGCAGATACTCGTTTTGCGTTCCGAGCTGATCGCCGACACCCTCGACGCCGCGCTCGACCTTACCCAGACGCTCGGATACCTGTGAAAGCTTGTCGTTCAGCGTGTTGCGCGTGGGCGGCGCTTCGCATTCCTTTTCCAGGAGGGTAATGCGGGTCTGGTGGCCCGCCAGTTCCTTGTCCTGGACTGCGTTCTGCCGCGCGACCTCGGCCGCCAGCGCAGCCAGCTCGGTCTTGAGCGCGAATTGATTGCGCAGCCAGAAAAGGCCGGTCGCAATCAGCAAAGGCGTCAGAGTCGACGCGATGGGCCAGATGACCCGAACATATTCCATCCACATTGCGTGTCGGGTCCCCGTTGAATTGGGACCGGCGTGACACGCGCGCTGGATTTAGTCGGGATGCACTGGCGCAGGCGGCTCCGGCGAAGCGTCCGGAAACATTTCCAATTGTCGGGTGTCGACCCGGCGCTGCGGCACGAAGACGGGAGCGTCATCGGCTTCATTCGTCTGATTTGCAAGATGCGCGACATAGCGGCGATTGCTGCCGATCATCCGCGCCGCGTCGTTCTTGTTCAGCTTGCCCGCACGCACGGCGGCGATGACCGGCGCGCGGCGTGCCCGCGCCAGGGCCTCGCGCCCGGTCGGGATTTCCAGCTTTTCGCGGCCATAGACACGCGCCAGCGTCGCCACCGTCTCGGACGGCAGCACGTCGATAAAGGGCGACCGCTCCGGCGCGATCGGCACGTACACGTCCTGCCCGCCGAAGCGGTCGACCAGCATCAGGACGTGCTTCGGGCGGATATGCGCGGCCATTTCCAGCATGAAGGGCGACCAGCCCCGGCCCGGCTTCACATCGTCCGGGATGGGCAGGTCGGCGAGGCGCGGCAGGTCGTCAGCCATGATCGGTCCCCTCGCGCAGCATCCGGCCCAGATGCCGGATCGCCTCGTCGGTCTGGCGGTCGGTCCAGCGCCGGGGCGGCAGGCCCAGCGCCTGGATCAGGAAGGCGTCGGCGGTTCGGCCGGTGACGCGGTTGCCGACCAGCAGCTTTGCCCAGATCGCGTCGACCACGGCGCGGCGATCGGCCTGGGCGCAGGGCGGCACGCTCCATTCCACGCCCTCGCGCGCGGCCCAGGCCTTCAGCGCCTCGATCACGGCAACCGCCGATTTGTGGTCGAGGAAACGCACGGCATCCATGCCCGTCTGGCGCTTCACCCAGCTATTCAGCGCGGCTTCCTCCGGCCGGTCGACCGCGCGCAGCCAGTAGAGCGACCACCAGAGCGCCCAAATCTTGCCGACATGCGCGCGGGTCGATCCGACCGGCCGATTGCGGGTGGCGGGGCCGCTGCCCCGGATCGCGACCAGCACTTTGTCCATGTCGGCCAGGGTCATGCCGGTCAGCGACGGCTTGCCGGTGACGCGGAGCTGCACCGCGCGGCGGTCTTCCTCGTCCAGGCCAGCGTCGCGGGCGGCGGCGAAGATCGCCCGGCGGCGGGCGTTCAGCGGATGGGCGGCGGTCATCCGTGCACCTGCGCGGCCTGGGGCGTCGCCAGATCGAGCGCGGTCCCGCACCCGCCGCACTGGGCAGAGCGCCGCCCGACCAGCCAGGACGCGCCGAAGCAGGTCGGGCAGATGGTGCCGGGGCCGCGATAGAGCATCACCCCGGCCCGCGCCGACCGGACCACGTCCTCCGACAGGACGATCGGCAGGACCAGCAGGGCGGCGCGGTCGCGGTGTCGGGTGGTGCCGCCCCAGAACGCCTCGCCGGTCGCGATGCAATAGGCATCGGGCCAGCGGCTGGTCGCAAATCGTGGGTCGACAGGCGAGCAATGGCAAGGCGACGATGCCTGGACCATCGCCCGGTACTCGGTCTTGAAGCCCAGTATCCCGTCGAACAGGAAAGGCCCGGGTGGGCAGTCGGCCAGCGTGACGCGGCCCAGCGGGTCAGTCATCGGTCTTGCCTCCAAAGGCGCGCAGCCGGTCGGTCAGCGCACGGAAATCGGTGTGCAGCGCGCGCCGGGCCTCGGCCCTGCGCAGGGCGGTGTGGATGGCGGGATGCCCGCGCTGCATCACGCGGCCGATCGCGGGCAGCGAGGCGTCGGTGGCCTCGCGCATCGCCAGGATGGTCGCCTGCCGGGCGATGACCAGCGGCTTTTCCCGACACTGGCGCAGCAGCGCCTCGACCGGGAAGCCGGTGGCGATCGCGGCGGCGGCGAGGATTTCGCCAAGCTGGCGGTCAAGGGCGGCGGTCATTGCACCGTGCCCCAGGCTGCGCCATCGCCACCGGCCGCCATCGCATCCGCGACCATGCCGAGCAGCCGGTCCAGGCCCGCGACCGACAGCGAGGCGACCAGCATCGTCCCGTCGCTGTGCCGGAGCGACAGCGACACGATCGCATCGTCGCCGACCCCGTCATAGCCGACCGCGATCGCGCCGACCTGACCGGCATGGGGCGCGGCGCGCTCCTGGGCGATGGCGGCGGTGAAGCCGCGCATCGCCACCATGCGCAAGGGGCTATCCATGGGGTTTGATCCCGGCGGCGGCGCGCCGCCCGATGGCCTCGAACACCATCTGCATCGCGACGCGGATGTCCTCGATATCGTCGAGGGTCAGCGCGCTGATCGGCAGGTTGCGGAATGCGTGCGAGGCGAAGACC